GCTCGCCTATGTGGCGTATTGCATAGGCAGAACATGAATTGTGCTCGCCCAATGCGCAGGAACCATATGCCACCAACCTTGCGGAGCTTCATGGCGTTCACCAATGTTGCTTGAGGCGAGCAATGGCAGCCCGCTTGCCAGTGAGGGGCTTGCGTTCCTCGATCCGCGCCGAAACGAGGATCTCGGTCTGTGGCGTCCGCTTGTCCCATGATGGACGATGTGCTGTATAGCAGTGCGGTTCAACGAACGCGATCCGCACAACCATCTTGGTCGGTATCTCGACACGGGTGACAGCGACGCCAGTGTCATCGTATTCGGTCGCCTTCGTGTGGTAGGCAGGCTTGCTGTACTCGGCAGCGGCCAACTCGCCCCGCTGGCGCGTGGCCAGCGTATGCTTGGCAGCAAGGTTGCGGTTAGTCTGCGATCCCATTGTGTCCCTCCGGGCTTGCGTTGCCGGGCCTACCCAGTAGGTAAGCCGGGAAACGCAGGAGGCGGGGTTTGCACCCCGCCCGTCGCGTTACTCCGGTATTCGCACACGTTGGGCGTCACCCCGTTTGTGTGCTCCCATCACGCTCCGTCCGTTGACCATCCTTGCCGGGGCGTCCGGCTTGGACTGCGGTGGACAAACCCGTGGCCTAGATCACGGCAACCCATCGTTGAGCGGGGCGCAAGCGTCGTCGTGCCAGAGCGTGAGAGGCATCGCCTACCTAGCGCTTTCGCGTGCGCTGCTCGGCCTGCGGGAGGAAAGCCCGCGACTGTATCAGATCTTCCGTGTCACCTCCTGTCTCATGGGCAACCTCTGCCCTACACCCTACCGTCGGGGGTTACCCATTGGGTAGGCCCACCCCCCTCCCCCCATCTGTCCAAGGGGGACCGGCCCGCCGGGGGGTGTGTTAGGTCGTTCGGAAACCTAGCCTACAAAATCCCTTTGTTACAAAACAGTTACAACCATGTTAACGCTCGCCTACTCAACCATTCCGTTACCGTGTTACGGTTTCGCGCGATCAGCGCGGCAACTGTACAGACCCCAAAATTTGACAGGCGCGTCGTTCTGCGGTACAACGGTGCCGTCATGGACGTGATGCCCACGCCTATGAGTGTTCCTCCTAGACTTGCCCCGCCAGATCCCTTCTGGCGGGGTTTTTCGTGCGCCCCACGTTATGGCCCCACGTTATGGCCCCACGTTCTGGCCTGATGGACGATCAGGTCCAGAACAACTAAAAATCCCCGGCAAATTATTACCGAAGAATTACATTGACCTAGGATATACCTTGTATTACAATGCATGTGTAAGTAATAGGCAGGAGCTTCCATGGCAGAAGATGAAGACGAAACCCAGACGGTAGACATGCCGTCGCGGCCCGGCGACGCCATCCGCCGCGATCTGGGCATCATGACCCCCACCGAACTCGCGTCGGCTCTTGGCGTCCACGTAGGCACGCTCAAGCAGTGGCGATACCGTAGGGTAGGCCCGGTGTTCACGATGGCCGAGCACCGCATCTATTATCGCTATGAGGACGTCATGGCGTACTTCGCCAAGAACGTGCAGGAGGTACCCAGTGGGTAAGAAGGACAAGGATCGCGGCGGCAAGAAACACCGCAAGCACGCCAAGGCCGAGAGCATGGCGGCGAAGGATCTGAGCACATCAGTACCTCCGTTCATGATTGAGATGTCGGTGGAAGCCGAGACGGTCAAGCGTCTCGTCAAGCAGTTGCACCGGATACCCACCGCCGTGAACGACACGGTGGACACCGGGTACAACGCCGAGGATATCGCGCTCACCCTGTGCCGCGTATACCTGCGCATGGGCATGCTGCTCACGGCGTGGGGGCAGTCGGGGTTCCCAGAGGCCGATGCGGGGCACCTGCGCATGGTTCGCGCCGATACGCGCGTGCTGTTCGAGCTTATCGTGCCCATGCTGAACCAGCTTCTTGAGTTGGGCAGGGCGGAAGGTACTGCACAGTAGAGGGCTTGAGGCGTGAAAAAGTCGAGCGGACGAGAGCCGAAGATCGTAGCCATTGGGCTTGCCAAGCCGGACGATGAAGTGGTGCGGCAGGCAAGGGCGATACTGAAACTGGCAGAGGAGGGTACGTTGCGCTCGCTCTTGTGGGCGGGTGACATGGTGGATCACGTGAAAACAGGGTTCACCGCCGGAATGGACACTTTCATGATGATTGGGCACTTGGAACGGCTGAAGCACCGCATGATGATCGATGCCGACATGAGGACGGAGAGGGAAGACGATGAGTGAAAAGCAGGTTGTGTCGTTTCAGGGCATATCGTTCAAGGTCACCAACATCGGGAACGCACGCCGGGTAGAGATCGTGCTGGCGTGCGAGGGAGATTTGACGGTCGAGGAGTTGTGCGAGAACGCGCTGTTCCTGATCGACTATCGGACGCAGGGGCCGTACCGCATACTTGTTGATCGCGTCATGAAGGCGCTGGACAAGTTGGAAGCGCGCTGAGTTACCCAGCAGGTAAAAGGAGAGACAACATGGATGAGTTCAAGGAAATCGATCTGGCGACCGATCCGATACTGCGGTACTTCGGGTTCAAACACCTGCCGCCGGACCTACAGGTCGTGTCGCTGGTCTTCTACGAGGCAGCTTGCAAGCTCGTTGCACTGACCCCCAGAAACGCCGAGAGGACCGTAGCGCTGCGGAAGCTGCTCGAAGCCAAGGATGCCGCTGTACGGGCTGCTCTGCCCCAGTAAACGGCATATAGGAGGGACACGATGGATGAATTGACGAAAATGATCGAGCCGGTGGCGCGGCAGACGTGCCTGTTGTCCGGCCTGAACCCGGATGACATGATCGCTATGCCCATGTCGAACTCGGAGACGCGGCAGGGAGGTGGCTCCATGAAGGCGGTTATGTTCGTCTTGGTGGTCGCCGTGCTGTTCCATGTGCTGGGGTGCGCGCCCAAGTACGACTGGGGCGGACTGGCGAAGGGTGTCGAGAAGGTGAGGGAGCGCTGATGCCGAAGGGGTACAATCTGGTGAACGGGGAGTTCGTCAAGAAGTCCGCGCCAAAGCACTTTCAGCCTGTGAAGTTGCGGCACCCGGAGAAAACGCATCCGGTGATCCGGGCGCTGAGCGAGCGTCAGAACGAGTTGAAGATGTCCACGCCGGTACTGGGCAAGAAAGCCGGCCTGAACCACCGTGCCATCAAGAACTGGTGGTGGGGAGGGAATGCGCAGTTCCGCTCGCTGGTCTACGCAGCCGAGGTGCTGGGCATGGAGATCATAGCGGTTCCAAAGGGGACGTGGAGCAAGCCAAATGAATGACGTTTCAGAAGGGGTGTGTCTCGCCATCGTCGTGTTCCTGCTTTTGATGGCGCTCGTATCCAAGCCGCCCTCTGGCGACGAGATCTGTTCGTTCAGGGGCATTCCGGGGAGCTACGTCTGTGACTGACATCGACGCGCTGATTGCAGAACTGCGTGCTGGGCTGGACGCCGAGATGGATTGGCGCAAAAGCCAAACCGATCTTGAACAGCTTGCTCGTTTTATCCACGCAGCCAGCCCTCAGAACATCCGCGCACTTCTCGACCACATCGAGAGGCAGGCCAATGCGTTAGCGATGTGGGATCAGGTTCGCGAAGGAGTGGCGCACGTCATTGGGGAAAATGCGGAATGGCAGATCAACGGGAATGCACCGTTGGCCGTGATGGCGAGTTATATGCTTCGCGTTTGCGAACGCAACAAGGCCGAAGCCGAACTCGCCCGTCTCCGCGCGCCCGTCAGCGAGGGTGAGGTGTGTGAGGTAATCGACAACCTGATGGACGAAACGTCGCGGCTTGACCAGCGCGCTTACAGCGACCGCTGCGTGTCTCCAGATTGCGCGATGAAAAGCAAGGATCATAGCAATGCCGATCACTGAAGCAGAGGTCGAAGCGGTTCGCCTTGCAGTGCCATGTCAATTCTACCAGAAACATTGCTGTGAGGAGTATCCGTGGTGCCGGTGCAAAACATATCTCCGTCTTGCCCTCATCGCAGCCGCACAGATGCGCGAGCAAGAACTGGCGTCCAAGAAACAGTGCTCCTGCCCGGAGCCGACGTACCGCGCTGTATTGGCCGGCGGCACGTGCGGGATGGGCGGCTGTCCGGGAGTTCGTCAAGAAAAGCGGCCCACCCCGGAGCCCAAGCCGTGACCGACAAATTTGACCCCTACAATGAACTCGGTGTGAGCCCCACGGCGGGTACGAGCGAGATCAAGCAGGCGTACAAGCGACGCGCCCGCGAGACGCACCCTGACACGGGTGGCAGCCCCGAGGAGTTCGAGGCCGTGAGCAAGGCGTACCGCCTCCTGACGGACCAGACGAAGCGGGAGCGCTACGACAAGACCGGGAGCACCGAGGAGGAGTCCGACAACACGCTGCCTAACGCGATCAACAAGCTGGGAACGCTGTTCGTCAACGTCCTGATGATGCCGAACCTAGACGCCGAGCGGGTGGACATCGTACGCGCGGTGCGCAACACGCTCACGACGGAGATCAAGAAGCTGCACCTCGATATGAACGAGGCCAAATACAACATCCAGAAGATCGAGCGGGTGCAGAAGCGCATCGTGAAGCGCGGCGGCGAGATGCACGACTTCGTGAAAGAGACGTACAATGACCTGATCCGCGACGCGAAGCGCAAGATCGGCCATCACGAGGATGAGGTGAAGTGCCTTGAGAAGGCGCTTGATCTTCTGAAGGACTACGAGTGCAAGCCGCCGGAAGCTGACGGGTTACCCACTGGGTATCTGATGGGTGCCCGCCAGTTCCGAACGACGGCCTAGGTCCACCCAGAGGCAGCAACCTGCTGGGGCACGTACTGTGGGCGATGGAGGGCTGTGGCGAACTGGGTAAGCTGCCCCCCATGCGCCGCGAGGCACGCATACTGCAAGGCGTCAGCCACGTGCGAGTGGCTGTTCTTTTCCGGGGTGGGCTTCAACTGGCCCGACTTCAGTTTGGCGAACCTGTACCCGCCACTCAGCGCCCTTGCAAGTCGCGGGCACAGGTTGCGATCCATGACAAAAGCCGGCCCACCATCCCTCTGCTGAAGAAGGAACGCCTCGACCGCGCGAATGCGGGTGTTGGGATCGTTCGTCGGGGCCGGGTAAGCCTTGAAACCAGATCTCTTGAGTAGGTCGAACTCCGTCTCCTCATAGAGAGACGAGCGGTTACGCCCGGTCGGATCGCCGACAATGACGACCGGAATGCCGCTGTACTTCTCCTGAAGCAGGACAGGACGAAGGTTGCGGTTGATGTGAAGCTCAAGGCCCATATCCTCCGATATGATCTCCTCAAGCACGAGTAGCCGGCCTTTATGGTCGAGTTGTGTTATGACTGCGCACGGATCGCGGCCAAAGTCCTGCCCCACGATGAGGGGCATGTGGTACACCGGCTTGACTTCCAGAGGCACACCCAGTTCATCCGTGGGGGCATGGTACGTCAGCTTGAAGCTCTCGCGGAACACAGCCGAGCCGGACGGGTCGTCACCAAACTGAGCATGCACGTAACGCTTGCACCAGTCTTCACTGTTGTTGCGGACGAAGCGCTCGTAGTATGTGCGGCCCTGTGCTCGTCGGATTGGGTCGGTCAAGGGCAGTTTTAGGGTTGCAGGGGTCTGCGTCAACCACTCAAGGTTCTCGGCGTTTTCCTCCATGCCGCCCGGCTGAATGAACACCTGAGTGTCAGGAGCCGGTTCGGTCATGAGCTTGTGCCAGTCGGAGCCCTCAGACGGCATGTTGGTATCCGCAATCATTCCCATCCATGTCGCGCCGCCCTGATTGGCGGATGGAAATCGCCCGCAGCGACCTGCAAGAGGGCTGATTAATGCCGTCTCCATCTCAATCGACTCAGAAAGCCATGCGCCAGTGATCTGAAGCGACAGGAGCCGGCGTTGGTCCTCTGGCGTGTCGAGGGGTATCAGAAGCCATTCCGAACGTACATCGCCAATGCGGATATACACGGTGCTTTCGGACACCCTATAATCAGCAATGCCAGCCAGCCATGACGTAATATCCTTCAGGACGGTATCCTTTAATTGCTTAAGAGTTGAGCGGACAATAGCGAACCGGGTGTAGCGCAGGCCGTCAGGGGCTTTCTGCTGTTCACACGCGCGCCTGAATAGCTCAAACAGGCATCCGGTTGTTTTGCCAGAGCCGACAGGCCCGGCAATGATACGAAAAAACGCTTCAGACTTCATGAAGCGAGCGACCGTTGGCGGTGCAGTGTAGTTGATCGTTGTCATCAGTGCATACTCTCAAGGGATGAAATCAGTTCGATGGTGTACCACATCTTCTCCTTGTCCGGCCCGGCTACGACGACCACGGCGTCTTCGAAGTCGCAGTCGTCGCCGTTGATGTCGATCATATCGGTCACCGGAAGAACCTCGCCAGTGGGAACGACGGCATACACCTTGCCGTTGCGGCGGTATACGTCGATCACAACACCTCTCCCTCGATTACCTTCTGGGTAACCATGGGCTTGTCGATGGTGAGTTTCTGGTCCGCGCCCATGTTGATCGTCACCATGAAACGCTCGCCCGCCGCCTGTTCTGCCTTGCTGGCGTCCACGCCCGCGATCTTGGCGAGTGTCTTCAAAAGCTCGACCTTGGCAGACAGTGGTTCCTTGCTGTCATGCATTCGAGCGTAAAACTCCTCCAGCGACATCTCGATCATCGCTTGAGATTTGAGCTTTACCCGCTCCGACGTGTTTAGCGCCGACGCCCAGTTGGCAATTTCCTGTGACAGGACATGCTTAAAGAACTGCGAGTTCTTTATGATCTCGAACTGCTCCGGCGTAATACTTAGCTCTTTCAGCACATCGGGCAGTTGTTTCATGTCCATTGCTATCTCGCGAGCGAGAGCAACTAGTTTCATCTCCATTGAATACTTGGTTGCGTCAGTCGTTGGGAGCATTGACCCCTCCTAAACGTTACGGCTGTTGCCGGATCACCCATTCATAGTGTAAAGATATGCCTCAGGTCGAGCATTTCTACACCGGAGATATTGGACGATGGCAGGCATCAGCCAGCAGGGCGGGACGCTCCGTGTGGTTTCCAATGCGGAGATGGACCGGCAGCAGAAGGAGAAAGCTGCGTCCAAGCAAGTTACCCAAGAGGTAGAAATGGACGAACTGGCCCGGCACATTCGTGGCCAGTACGACATGATGAAGATGCATCGCGACAGCGGCAATTCCGGCTGGTCGCAGCGCCTGCTCAGCGCCATGCGTGTCTTCAACGGCGAGTATGAGCCGAGCAAGCTGGTCGATATCAGGAAGTTCGGCGGTTCCGAGATCTACGCCCGCCTCGTGGCGATGAAGTGCCGTGGCGCGCACGCCCTGCTGCGGGACGTGTACCTGTCACCGGAGAAGCCATGGGCGCTGGCCCCGCCCGCCGACCCTGACATACCGCAGGAGATCATGGACGGCATCTCGTCTCTTGTGGCGGCTGAGATGCGGTCGATGGTGCAGGATGGTGCCCAGCCCGACATCAACGCCATCCGTGACCGTACGTCGCAGTTGCTCAACGCAGCCCGCGTCGCGGCGGTCAAGAAGGCCAAGGAACGGGCGAAGCTGGCCGAGTCCAAGATGGAGGAGATCCTTGACGAGGGGGGCTTCTACAAGGCGCTCGCCGAGTTCCTTGTGGATCTGCCGCTGTTCCCCTTCGCCTGCATCAAGGGACCAACAGTCCGCATGGTGCCCACGGTCGTGTGGGAGGGCAACGTCCCCAGCACCGAGCAGCGCCCGAGGCTGTTCTGGCAGCGTGTGAGCCCGTTCGACATCTGGTGGACGCCGGGCGTCAGCGACATTGCGCAAGCGTCGATCATCGAGCGCCAGCGCCTCACGCGCGCCGACCTGAACGACCTACTCGACCTTCCCGGCTACAAGCACGACGCCATCCGCCAGATCCTCAAGGACTACGGGCAGGGCGGCATCACGGACGACTGGGACAGCACCGACAGCACGCGCGCCGTGCAGGAGAACCGCGAGAACCCGACGATCAACCGGTCGGGCCTCATCACGTGCCTTGAGTTTCATGGCAACGTGCAGGGCTCCATGCTGCTTGACTGGGGCATGGACCCCGCCGAGGTGCCGGACCCCGACCGTGACTACTTCGTGGAAGCGTGGCTCATCGGGCGATGGGTGATCAAGGTCCAGATGAGCCCGAGCCCGCGCAAACGTCACCCGTACGCGATCACGTCGTTCGAGAAGGTGCCGGGCACCCCGGTCGGCAACGGACTGCCGGACATTCTCGGCGACATTCAGGACGTGGCGAACGCAACCCTGCGTGCGCTGGTCAATAACATGTCTATCGCGTCCGGCCCTCAGGTGGTCGTCAACTACGAACGATTGCACCCCAACGAAGATGGGCAGCAGATGTTCCCATGGAAACGCTGGTTTGTGTCCAGCGATCCCATGGGGAATACGCAGCAGCTTCCGATCAGCTTCTTCCAGCCCAACTCCAATGCTCAGGAGTTGCTTGGCGTCTACAAGGAGTTCTGCAACATCGCGGATGAAATCTCCGCGATCCCGAAATACCTGTCCGGCGAAGGAGCGTCTGGGGGCGCGGGCCGCACTGCGGCGGGACTTGCAATGCTCATGGGCAATGCATCAAAGATCCTTCAGACTGTGGCAGGGAATGTGGACCGCGACGTGATGGAAGTCATGCTTCAGTCGCTCCTCGACATGGTGATGCTGACCGACAGGTCGGGGTTGCTTACTGGTCAGGAGACGTTGAAGGTGATGGGCGTCAACGTCGCGGTCCAGAAGGAGACGCAGCGCGCCCGCCAGTTGGAGTTCCTTCAGGTCACGGCCAACCCCATTGACATGCAGATCATGGGTGTGCCGGGCCGTGCGGCGGTGCTGCGCTCCGTCTCGCAGACAATCGGCCTCGACGGGGAACAGGTGGTCCCTCCCGCCGAGCAGCTTGAGCAGATGATGAAGCAGATGGGCATGGGGGGAGCGCCGGGTCAGGGTGCTCCGGGGGGTACGCCGGGCGATCCGGGTGACCCCGCACTTGCCAATGCAGGAGCGGAGGCGCAAGGTGGGCAGGCAGGGGGCGAGGATACACGCCCGACAAACGATATGGGGCCGAGGGTCCGTCTGGGTGGAGGAGTCGGTTAATGGTGAAAAATGGTGGCACCTTGCGAACCAACTTCAGCACGCGGGGCATATCGTCGCGCCCGGTGCCGACGCCGTACGTGCGGCGCACGGATCGCATCTTTCCGACGCCGGCAACCAAGCAGGTCAAGCCGGCCAGCGTCCCCGAGCAGAAAATTCCTGATCCCCCGAAGCTGGACGTGGGCAAGCCCACCAAGGCGGCACGGGTTCCAGCGTTGAAGCTGGCCGGCGCGAAGATGAACATGAAAGGGTTCAAGTGATGGCATTCGACAGCAAGTACTACCGTTCGCGCAAGGGCGCACTTCCATCAGATTATCCGAAGAAAGATCCGATTAACGACACATGGCGCAGCATCAAAGGGAATCCTGATGGAAGTTCTGACATTGACACGGGTACCGATATTCAGACGCGGACCCGTGTCAATGATCCGGGCACTACGACTCGCATCCGTGGGTATCAGAACGGCGGGCCAGTCAAGGGTCCGAAGAAAGTCGGGCAGTACGTCAAAGCGTATCAGGACGGTGGTCCTGTGAAGGGCCGCGCCGGGCAGTATGTGGCTGGTGAAACAAAGGGTGACAGATTGGCGACCGCCAGCAGGGCACAACTTCGCGCTTATGACGAGGCTGCGCTCAGCGCAAGAACGGATGGCAAGAAATTCGAAAAGGATCTTGAGTCCGTGAAGCGCCTCGGCAAAGCTTGGGCACGCGAGGCCGGTGTCGGAGAAGACTGACGGCCAACGACGGAAATGCTGAGTATCTTACCCAGCAGGTAACGCAGGAGCGGTACATGGCGAAGAAGGGTCTTCCCCCCTTCATGAAGAAGGGGATGAAGGAAGGGTCCAAGGCCGAAACGGCGGCGGACAAGAAGATGGGCGTGAAGTTCCCGCCCAAGGGCAAAATGCCGGCCTTCAAGAAGGGCGGCGCGGTGAAGAAGGGATGCTGACGTGAAGAACACGAAGGTGATCAAGACCGGCAAGATGGCTCCTGCCCGTGGTGGTTCGACCCACATGTCGGGCAAGAATTCTGCTGGCGCACAGACCCCCGGCCAGACGACGGCTGGCGGCGCGAAGAAGGCGGCTCCATTCACGTCGGCGGCGAAGGCAGGCCCGAGCGGGAAGGTCGGCAAGCAGATGCCGTCCAAGCCGTCTCGCGCCGGCACGCTTGTTCAGAAATGATGAGCAAGCCCAGCCGCTCCCGTAACCCCGGCAAGCAGATCGCTCAAGAGATGCTGCCCAGCCGGGGTGATATGACCAAGATCGTCGGTGATCCCGGCTATCGAACCCTTGGCATGTACGCCAAGGTTGACCCTGCCAACGCTTCCGGCGTAAAGCAGGGACGTACGAAGATCACGAGGTTCTGATGTCCTACTCTCGCGAGACGTTGCAGGCGATTGTGGAACTGGAAGGGGCAGCCCCTGCCCAGTTCAAAGCGTTCATGGACGCCATGCGGGTAGAGGCACAGAAGGCTTGCGATGCCTGTATCAGGTCACCGCTCGAACTGTTGCAGGTAAATCAGGGGCGGGCGCAGTCGCTCTCGACCTTCATCGAGCATATCAGCAACGCAAGAACACAAGTCGGCAAGCTGAAAGGAAATTGAAATGGTTGCTCCTGTACGCAAGGTAAACGACGGTTCCGATATCTTCGGCGTCGTGGACGCTCTCACTCGCGATATGAACCTCGCAGCGTTCGAGCGCGTGAACATCTCCAACGCTGCGGGGCAGAACATCACTGCCGCTCAGATCCTCGCGGGGTACATCGAGCGTGACGGCGCGACTGGCGTGTCCGACGCGCTGCCCACGGCGGCGGCATTCCTTGCCCTCGTTCCGGGTATGGAGGTGAACGACTGCCGGCTGCTCGTCATCAGGAACGCCAACACCGGCACCCTGACGCTGACCGCCGGTACCGGCTTCACCATCGTCGGTACGGCTACCATCGCCACGGTGACGACGGCGATCTACATGCTGCGCAAGACGTCTTCTACGGCGGTCACCATCACCCGCCTCATCGCGGCGGCGTACTAACCAACAGGGGGGCGGTCCGGCCCCCCTTCACCATTCAAGGAGATCGAGATGGCAACTAACCTCGCCAAGCGTGACGAAAACGTTCGTATCCCCCCGGCAGTCCGCGCGGCAGCCGCCCGATCTGAGGCGCTTATCAGGGGTGACCAGCAGCCGGCACAGGAGCCGGCACAGGAGCCGGCACAGGAGCCCGCGCAGGAGCCGGCACCGCAGCTTCAGGTGCAGAGCCCTCAGGACGGCCAGCCGCCTCTGTCCGCTACCCCTGTACAGGATACCACGTCCGAGGGCGTCCAGCCCCCCTCTGAGCCCCGCCGTGAGCGCTCCGCACAGGAGTGGGAGCACGCCTTCAACTCGGTCAACGAGCGGTATGCCCGTGAGCGGCGCACCAATCAGGAGCTTCAGGCGCAGCTTGCTGATCTTACCCAGCAGGTAAATGCCCTCAGGGAAGCCCGTTCTACTGGCGTCAATGCACAGCGCCTCGTGAGCCCCGAGGAAGAGACGGAGTGGGGCGCTGAGCTTCTGACCGTCGTCGGCAAGAAGGCCAAGGAAGAAGTCCTCCCCGAGATTGAAAGCCTGCGCCGCGAGATCGAGGGGATGAAGGGGCAGGTGCAGAACACGACACGTCAGGTCGAGGTGTCTGCGCGTGATCGCATGTTTGCGGAACTCGACGCGAAGCTCCCCACGTGGCGTGACCTGAACGTCAACGACAAATTTATTGCATGGCTGGCCTTGCCAGACGGCTTCAGCGATGCTATACGTCAATCACTGCTTGACGAAGCAGTTGGCCGCAACGATGCCGCCAAGGTGCTTCGCATCTTTAATGGCTTCCTAGCCGAGGAAGCTGCCACGGCCCCGCGACGGGAGCCGGTACCACCGAAGCCTCAGGTGGACCCGCTCGCCAAATTCGCGGCTCCCGGCAGAGCGAGGACTGCGGCGGCGAACAACGCTCCCGCTGAGAAGCCAATCTTCACCGCCCAGCAAGTGTCTGAGTTCTACGTGCAAGTCCGTCAGGGCAAGTTCCGTGGAAACGAAGCAGAGAAAGATCGCATCGAGCGGGAGATCTTTGCGGCGCAGAACGATGGGCGGGTCATCCCGTAAACCAACCGTTCTCTCAATGGGGGCCTAGATGGCTTTTCCTGTCGCCACTTCGATGACCACTCCCGCCCTGTACCCGACGGGCGGCACGGCCAACACGCTCGCATCCACCGGGTTCATCCCGGAAATCTGGTCGGGCAAGCTGGTCGAGAAGTTCTACGACTCGACTGTGCTCGCGGCCATCGCGAACACCGACTACGAAGGCGAGATCAAGAACCAAGGCGACAAGGTGCGCATCCGCACCAAGCCGACGATCACCATCCGCGACTACAAGGCGGACGGTAACCTGACGCTGGAGCGCCCGTCCGGCTCGAACATCACCCTCGACATCGATCAGGGCAAGTACTTCAACACGATCCTCGACGACGTGATGGACGTGCAGTCCGACCTCGACAACATGTCGATGTGGGCCGACGACGCCGCCGAGCAGATGAAGATCGTCATCGACACCGCCGTTCTCCTCGGCATGCTCGGTGGCGCTGCGGCTGCCAACCGCGGCCTGACCGCCGGTCGTATCTCGGCTGGCGTCAATCTCGGTGTTACGGGTACTCCGCTCACGGTCGTCGCTCGCTCCCCGGCGGTCGGCGCTGTCGAGATCATCGACGTGATCCTGCGCATGGGTCAGGTGCTCGATGAGCAGAACATCCCCGAAACGGGCCGCTGGATCGTGATGCCCGCGTGGGCCGCGACGCTGATCAAGATGTCCGAGCTTCGGCAGGCGTACCTGTCGGGCGATAGCGTCTCGATCCTGCGCAACGGTCGCCTCGGCATGATCGACCGCTTCACCATCTACGTCTCCAACCTCCTCCCCGCTGGCGTGGCCGGTGGTCTGGCGGCTGGCGAGTACGCGATGTACGCCGGGCACCCGCACGGTCTGACCTTCGCGTCGCAGGTGAGCAAGGTCGAGACGCTGCGTTCCGAGATGACCTTCGGCAACATCCTGCGCGGCTTGCAGGTGTACGGCTACAAGGTGATCGACGGCACGGCCATCGCTCAGGCCATCGTCACCAAGGGCTAATCCATAGCCCCCGGCACGACAAACATGCCCCGGCCCTAGTGGCCGGGGTACTGTTACCCAGAGGGTAAGATGGCAACGTTCGATACAGTCCAGAAGATCGTTGACCGAGCCCGGTTCCTCCTCAGTGACGAAACCGCACCCTACCGCTATTCCGACGCAGATTACGTCGGTGCCCTGAACATGGGCCTTCTGGAAGCCTACCGTCTCCGCAAGGATCTGTTCCTGACCGTCGAGACACCCACGGAATACTCAGCAGCCGCCATGGGCGCAGCCATCACATTCGCGCTCGAATACAGGATGGCGCTTGTCTTCTTCACCGCCGGCTACGTTCAGCTTGCCGACGAGGAAGACACCCAAGACGCACGAGCCACCGTGTTCCTGAACAAGGGCACCTCGCAACTGATATCCCCGGCGGCGTGACATGGCAGCAACCGACGAGATCACCCGACTGATGCGCAACGTCCGAGTGGACGTGCCCGGTGCGCTGGACGACGTTATCAAGTTGAAACTGTTCGGAGCCGTGTCCGACTTCATGGACCGCAGCGGCGTGGTGTACGAGGAAGACACATTCACGACCGTTGCGGATCAGCTTGAATACGATGTTAGCGTGACCGGCCCGTACCAGATCACGCGCCTGCTGTCGTTGAGGGACACGAACGACGCCGAGATCAGCGGCACCATGGACGTGCCCGGCGTTGTCCGTCTCCTCACTCCTCCGTCAGCGGGGAACGTCTACACATACACCCTCGGCATCAAGCCCATCGATCCAGTCGATAACGACGGGTACGTGCAGTGCCCCGACTGGATCATCCAGCGGTACGGGAGTGTTATCGAGGCCGGCGTGAAGGGCATGCTATACCAGATGCCCAACAAGCCGTACTCGAACGAGCGTATGGCGATTTACAACATGCGAACCTTCAACGCAGGTATCGGCTCTGCACGAGTTGATGCGGCGCGGAGAAACCGCTACCGTTCCAATCAGTGGGCCTTTCCACCTTTCGCCTGAGGAGAGCTAGATGGCGACATACAACAAGTTTCAGCAGTTTGTGAAGGATCTGATCGACGGTGTGCACGACTTCGATGCGCACACCTTCAAGGTCATGCTCACGAACACTGCCCCGGTCGCGACGAACACGATCAAGTCGAACCTCACCGAGATCTCGGCGGGTTCCGGTTACACGGCGGGTGGCACGGCGACGACGATCACCACGTCGGTCGCGATGGGCGTGGCAAAGGTGACCGGCACCGACGTGACGTTCACGGCTTCAGGTGGCTCCATCGGGCCGTTCCGGTACGCCGTGCTCTACAACGACACGCCGACTTCGCCCGCCGATCCGCTCATTGCGTGGTGGGATTATGGCTCCTCGATCACACTGGCGGATACCGAACAGCTTGTCGTGGACTTCGACGGCACGAACGGCATCTTCACCCTTACCTAATGGGTAACCGCTGATGGCAATCTCAATCACTCATGCCTTCGTCAGCGGCAAGGCTGATCCGCCAGACGCTTCGCTGGTCAAGCCGTCCGACTGGAATGCCAGCCACGTCCTCTCCATGGGCACCGGCAAGCTGGTCGGGCGTACGACGGCATCAAGCGGCGCAGCGGAGGAGATTACCGTTAGCGGCGCTCTGACGTTCTCCGCGCAAACGCTGTCGCTGCCGACTGGCGCGATTACGAACGCCTACCTGAACGATATGGCTACCCAGACGATCAAGGGTAGAACATCGACGGGCACAGGCGATCCAGAGGACTTGACGGTGGCGCAAGTCACTGCAATGCTGGACACGTTCTCAACGAGCCTCAAGGGGCTCGTTCCGGCGTCTGGGGGCGGCACTACGAACTTCCTGCGCGCGGACGGCTCATGGGCCGCTCCCCCGACAGCCAACGCGCAGACGCTCCTCGATACCTTGTCCACCACGCGCGGAGCCATGGTGTACCGTGGGACGGGCGGCTGGACCGGACTGAGCCCCAACACCGCCGGTTACCTGTTGAAGGACGGTGGTGCTGGCGCTGACCCGTCGTTTGCATCGATCAGTTCCATCATTGACGGCATTGGCAACACGCGCGGCCAGATCCTCTACAGGGGTGCCAGTGGGTGGGCGGCCCTGTCCCCCGGCACGGCGGGTACCGCCCTCGTGTCCGGTGGCGCTGGCGCTGATCCATCCTACGGCGTGACGCCAAGCCCGCTCCCGAAGTCGGGCACGGGCGTGGGTCAGTGGTACGCCTTCCCCAATACGCCAGATGCGGCGGCGGTCCTACCCGCTGGCGGTACATGGGCATGGGTGGTGTTCATTGTCGCCACGGCGACCGGCATCATCAGTTCCGGTACCGGCGCTGGCATCAGCTCCGGTGGTGCGACTGTCGGCGGCGCTTTCGCCGGATACTACTATATGGGCTTCGCTTGGAGGATCGCATGACGTGGGACGCTTCTAAGTGGCAGGCTGCCGAGGTGATGTTCGTCCCCAAGGGACCGCCGCCTTACCCGGTCTTTCTGAACACGTACAACGGCTACGGTGTAACCATTCCGTGGAATGGAAAGCTGTTCACGCGGGGTGCGTGGACGCGCGTCAATCTTGGCGACTTGGTGCCGGATGAGTGCAAGGCGGTCTTCATGACCGGCATCCTCATCATCACGCATGGCACGAACGCTGAAACGGCGGACCTGACCGTCAACCTCAAGCCGCCATCTTCGAACGAAAACCCCCTGAACTATGAGGGGCAGACCATCGAGGCCATGGTTGGTGGCGGGCAGCGTTCGCCCTATGCGGCGTGGGTGGGGGTCGAGAACAAGGAGTTCGACTTCTACTGGAACACGACGCAGTTGAACGGCAACTGGCCTGACTGGTCGTCGTTCGGTGTGTCCCTCCAAGTGCAGATGTTCGCCGTATGAAGACGCGCATCTATGTTGACCGTCCGGTCGTCGCACGCAACGTGGAGTTCGGCATGAACAAGCCGGCGGTCCTCGTTGAGCAGGGCCACAAGGTCGTCCACTGCATGGAAGTGGAACTCCACGGCCCGTCCAAGATCGTGTACGACCCGACGCGGTACAAAGTTGATGGCATCACCCTCTGGATGGAGACGGAAAGCCCGGTGACGATCATCGGCGAAGGTATCGCGCAGTAAAGGGGGCTCCAATGCGCATGAATTTCGAAAAGGCACTGGCCTCGACGCTCGTCTACGAGGGAGGCTACGTGAACGACCCGCGCGATCCCGGCGGGGCGACCATGCGCGGAGTTACCCAGAAGGTATATGACCGCTACCGCCAGCAGCGGGGGTCCGTGAAGAAGGATGTTCGGTACATCGATGATACTGAGCTTCGCGAGATCTACAAGTTCCAGTACTGGAATCTGATCGCTGGCGACAGCCTCCCCTCTGGTGTCGATATGGCCGTGTTCGACTACGCAGTCAACTCCGGTGCCACGAGGGCTGCCAGAGCCCTTCAGGCGGCTTGTGGAGTGCGTGTGGACGGCAACGTGGGCCTGAGCACCGTGACGGCTGCCAAGGAGCGTTCTGCGGCCACGCTGATTGACAAGATCTGCGACGAACGGCTGGCGTTCGTACGCCGGCTGAACACCTTCAAGGCGTTCGGCAAGGGATGGGTGCGCCGGATCGAGGGCATCCGGCAGGAGGCCCAGATGATGACCGCCGGCCAGATGACCATGTTCGCTGCGATCACGCCCGATCTACCCGTCGAGGAGGGCACCGCTGCGTTCGCAGATCCGCGTGACGTGTCGGCGACTTCCACGAATACAGGACGTGGAATAGCAACGGCGGGCATCGGAACGCTCGGAGCTACCATAAGTGAAGCCGCCGACAAAATTCAGTCAGTTTCCCCGTACTCGTCTGTAATAATGGCCGTGTCGGTATTCTTGTTGCTTCTTGGCCTTGGTTTGTCTATGTATGGACTGATCAAGGCGATCAGAGAAGAACGGGCCGTGTGATGTGGGCGTTTCTTGCATCGCCGGCTGCTCGATACTTAGCTGCTGCTGTGCTATCTCTGATCTTCGTCGGAAGCGTGTACGGTTACGGTTACCTAGAGGGTAAGAAAGCAGCGGACCAATCGGCGCGTATTGCCACACTGGAACGTGACGCGAAAGACCTGACGACCGAGCGGGATACAGCAAGGGCGCAGAGGGACGAGATTAAGAGGCAGGCCGAGGCAGCGAACGCAATTGCCGCCGAGGCTGCCAAAAACGAGCAACAGGCAGCGGTGCGAAATGGCGAGCTTGACGAACTGGTCAGGAAGTATGAGGCGGAACGCAAAGCATCCGCTGGCGTTTGTTTGCCTGATCACGATGCTGCTCGCCGGCTGCGCGAAATCTACGACCGGACCTTTGATCCTGACTGAAAGGCCCGTTCTTCCTGAGTCGCCGTCTTGGCTGGGGGCACCCGTCAAGATCCAGAAGATCGCCGACAATGGCGACCCCTATGCCTACGCTGCGCAGTGCATAACGGCCCTTGGCCTAGCGAACCGCAGACAGGCGAATGCGCGTGTGTTCTACGCGAGAGTACGCAAGGACTACGGGGGCTGACTACACGGGGTTTGCAACTTGGAACAAGGGAGCAACGACGTGACAACATCACCTGAAACCGTAGCTGCCGTGGCGAAAAAGATCGAGGAGGCGAACGGTATCGCTCGCGCCCCGCTCTTTACCGACAAGGAAATCGACACAGTTAAAGAACTTGTGGCCATCTACCAAGGGCTTCAGACCTTTGGACGGGTGGCCGGCGCAGTGCGCAAGATACTCGCCTATATCGGTTGGATGGCGGTGGCGTATTATGCGTTCCGGGCATGGCTGAGGGGGCAGTTGATTTGATCAGGATATTCACAACCCTAGCTCCGTACGTGATCCTCGGCGCAGTTCTCATCCCGTCGTGGCTGGCGACGCATGAGCCATCTGAGAACTGGTTTCGTGTGGCCAGTCTTACGATTGCTGACACGAAGGAAGGTGAGCCAATCACGATGAACGTGAGTCGCGTCATCAACCGTCCGTTCGTCGGCAACTGGGTGGCGACGGTGCGACGGGTGGATGAGGCGGGCTTTGTCGTGATGTGCAACGCTAATGGCTCATCGAGCTATCGAGTGGATGCCGTGTACCCCAAGCCGTTGACACTGGATTGGTGGACGCATCCGATGAAGTGCGCCCTCCCCAAAGGGAAGTACAGGCTAGATACGGTCTGGCAGTTCGACGTGCCGTTCATGGTCTACACCGTCACGAAGACTGTCACTGCGGAAAGTAATGTGTTTGAGGTCAACTGATCGGGGTAAAGCGTGGCGATTGCTACCGACGCAAGTTCACTCACCTCGTCGGGTGGGTTTTCCAACAGCCTGACCATCTCGCACACCATCGCGGGATCGGACAGGCTGCTGCTTGTCGGCGTCTACTGCAAGACTGCCACGGCGGACGTTACGAGCGTGACGTGGAACGGATCAGCGATGACGCTGGTCGGAACCAACGAAAACACGAACGTCGTGGGTATTCAGTGGTACAGCCTTGTTGCGCCCGCAACGGGTACTCACGATGTTGTCGTCAGCCTTGCCAACTTCCGCGTGTTCTCCGTTGTCGTCTACTCGCTCACGGGCGTTGACCAGACGACACCTGTCGAGGCATCTGACTTCTCTGCCACGAACCTCGACGGCTACGGCACCAGCCTGTCGCACTCGCTGACCACGCTCACGAACGGCGCTCGCATCGTCCTTCAGGTCGCGACCAACGCGGATAGCGGCGGCTTTACCGCTGGCGGCTCTGCCACGATCCTTCAACAGGCCGACGACGCCAACGGATCGCTTGGTGGTCAGGCGGTCCAGATCCTCGACGTTGCTACAGCGGGCTCTACTGCGTATAGTACCTCGTGGGTAACTTCGACCAACTGGCGCGCTGGCGCTCTGTCGATCAAGCCCAAGGCCGGCAGCACCGTCTACACGCTCACGGCTGCGCAGGGTACCTACGCACAAACGGGCGTCGCTGCCACGCTGCGGGCGCTCCGCAAGCTGACTTCGGCGCAGGGCACCTATGCACAGACTGGCGTAGCAGCCGGCTTGCGACGCAAGATCACAATCGCTGCCGCACAGGGTACCTACGCACAGACCGGCGTCGCTGCGGCTCTGCGGGCTTCGCGCAAACTCACGTCAGCGCAAGGAACCTACGCACAGACCGGCATCGCTGCGGCGCTCACCAAATCTGGCTCGCAGTCAATTGTGGCAGCACAGGGCGCATACGCCCTGACAGGTGTCGCTGCGGTCCTGAGGGTCATTCGGCGTCTGACGGCAGCACAGGGTACATATGCCCTGACAGGTGTAGCTGCCGGGCTGAACCGAAGCGCGCGCACCATTGTCGCTGCGACAGGCTCGTACGCGATTACCGGAAAAGATGCCCGGCTCAGCCGCCCGATCACGCGCTTAACTGCCGACAAGGGCACCTATGCCCTGACCGGAAGCAATGCGTTGTTCACCAGATTTTCTTTTGGTGACTTCGGTGAAACGTTCACCATTCCAGTTGAACGCCAGACGTTCACTGCTGGGCTGAATGATTTTGTTACCCTGCGGGTATTGACCGAACAACAAGAATTTGCAGTTTCCACCGAAAAGCAGTATTTTGCCGTACAAGGGCGCGGTCGGTCGTAGTCCAGCGCAGTACCAATCTAATCGGAGGCTGTGATGGCTGTCGGTAAAATCAAAAAGACCACTGCGGAAGTGAAGCGTGTCACACTTGATTATTCGCGGTGGCTCGGTGATACCGAGATAATCACAACCAAGCATTTCTCGGCTACACCTGCCACCGATGTAGCCCTGACCGTCGGCACGTCTGCCATCGCCGCTGACGGCAAGTCCGTCACCATGTACATCGAAGGCGGCGAAGACGATAACGTATACGATCTCCTCGTGCAGATCGTGACGAGCGCCGGGCAGATCAAGGAAGAAGAAGTCAAGGTTACGGTAAACGATCTCTAAGGGGATGGCCATGCGCGATTACGCGAAGAAGGCACGTACCGACGCCCCGACCGGCCTGTCTCACTGGGATCGGAGCGGTCGTGGGCGTGACGGGTATGGGAAGAAGCCCAACGCCGACATGCAGCCCATGCAGTCGAAGGGCAGTCGCCTTTACCCAAAGGGTAACTCCGAGCGAAGCTTTGAAAAGCGCGCGACGCCCTACGAACGCGTGCAGGCGTTCGAGAGCGGTGGCTACGCGGATCGCGGCTACGAAGGCCCGGCTGACAACGGTCCAACCGCTGGCATGTCTGAGGGCATGATGAGCGACATGAACGGCGTGTCTGGCGGCATGAGCTACGAGAGCCCGACTGCTGGCATGCCCGATGGCATGCAGACCGACATGATCGGCGGGGCCACGAACAACTATGGTGCGGACAGCTACGGCGCGAACTACGGCGGCGGTGGCTATGGTACCAGCACGGGTGCAGAGGTGCCCGGCTATGACTATAGCGGCATCCCCGGTGGCAGCGAGAGCTACGGGAGTGGCAACGGCGGCGGTGACACGTACGGCGGCGGTGAGCCGGGCTTCAGTGGTAATGCCGGTGCGACCCTCTCTCAGGCCGTCGATCCCGTCCGTCAGGCCATAGAGGCTCCTATGCCCACCACAGACGCCTACGGGAGGGCCTACAGCCCCCTTGGATACGAGGGCTTCAGCCAGACACCCAAGAGCGCCCCGGAGAGCGTCATCGGGCAACAGCCGTCTCTGGCGAACCCGGTGCCGAGCTACAATTACTCACAGGGTAAGTTCGGGTACGCGATCACGACACCGAACGTGCCACAGGACCAGACGGTTCTGGATGGCCTCGTGGACACTGCCATTCAAAAGGGCATCAATCCTGAGGACTTCGTGCGCATCGGCTTTCGTGAAAGCTCGTTCAAGGCGAACGCCAAGAACGGCAAGTACGAGGGCATGTACCAGCTTAGCGACGCCAAGCGGCAGGAACACGGTGTCGCTCGTGGCGACTGGCGGGCCAATGCCAGCGCAGCCGCAACCGACATGGCGAAGTTCTCCAAGGACTTCGAAGACAAGTACGGTCGCGCTCCGAACCGCGCCGAGACATATCTGTCGCACCAGCAGGGCTTGACTGGTCTTGACCGATTGGTGTCAAACCCCGATAAGAACGCCATCGAGGCTCGTGGCAGTGCCAAGGCGATCACGGGCAACGTGGAGAAGTCGAGCCGGAAGGATGCCGAAAGCTGGACTTCACGCGACTTCATCGATTACTGGAACGGGAACCTCAAATGAGCCGTGTTCCAAAGGACAAGCTGGCAAGCTGGGAGGTCAGGCTACCCAGCCTGCCCGTCTACCTTGAGCAGACGCAACATCGCCCGGCGACTGGCCTCACGACGGGCGGGTCAGGCCGAAAGAACCCCGGATGCCGCAAGGCGGCAAGCAACGGGCTTTCGGATTTCACGTTCAATGAAGCGAGGCTAAGGAGAGTACGATGATCAACGAAGAAGACGACTTCGACAAGCTGATGAAGGAGATCGACGCGGGCGCGGAAGCCGTTCCTGCGGCCCCTGCTCCGACGCCGGCTCGTCGCGGCAAGAAGGCAGCGGCGGTGACGACCGTCGAGGATGCCCCGGCGGTTACCCAGCAGGTAACGCAGCCCGATCCGCCGGCTCCCGATCCGGCTCCGCAGCCGGACCCCGAGCCGCAGTTCGTCAAGATCGCCGGCCTCAAGCCGGACCCCGAGCCCGAGTCGGTTCGGGTGACGATTGTGGACAGTGCGCCGTCCAAGGAGCCGTACCTGTCGCCGCAGACCCTTGCGGAGATGGAGATGGGCCGGGCCACGCTGTCGCGCTTCAAGTAACCTAGTGGGGCTGGCATGGTCGCGAAGAAGATACAGGCGTTCGGTGGCATGATCCCGGCGGTCGATGACCGCCTGCTCCCGGACAGTCAAGCCGCGTATTCCGAGAACGTGTGGCTGTACAACGGCACGCTTGAGCCGTTGAAGGAACAGGTTCTCGTTCACACTCTTGCCAGCCCCACTACGTCAACGGTGTTTCGCATCCCCCTGTCGAGCTACGACAAGGACGCGATTGCCGATAGCTTCTGGATGGAGTTCGAGAACATCGACACCGATGTGATCCGCTCCCCGGTGGTGAACGATCAATACGAGCGGTACTACTGGGCATCGTCCACGCACGTGCCCCTATACAACACGAAGGCGCGCATTCTCAATGGTGATGCGCCCTACCGGCTTGGCGTGCCTGCCCCGGAGACGGCTCCGGTGGTCAGCGTCAGCGGCACGAGGTCGAGCTTTCTTGCATCGCGCGGCGGCTTCACGCTGCTGGGCCGCAACGCTGGCATGACGGTCAACCGGGCTGTACCGCCACGCATGCCCGCCGAGCGGGCCACGTACGTTCTGGGTGGCGGCGATACGGGCTTCAATCTTGTCCGCAAGGGACCGCCAAAGTCCTATCGCCTCGACGCCAATACGTCGCGCGGCGCGTACACGCTGAGCGGCCAGCCGGTTGATCTGAGCGCGGCGTTTGCCATCTCCAACCCCGGCGTCAATTCAGGCTCGTCCGGCGTGATTGCCGTGGTACGGTCCTACGTCTACACGTACGTCACGGAATACGGTGAAGAAGGCCCCCCAAGCGATCCTACGGTGCAGCAGGGTGGGCAGTCGGCCACATGGACGATCCAGTGCTCTGCCCCAACTTCCGATCAAGCTCTTGAGCGCAACATCACGGCGATCCGCATATATCGATCGGTAACGTCCTCGCAGGGCATCGCGTCGTACTTCTTCGTCGCGGAGATCGCCTTGCCGTCCATCTCGTACATCGATACGAACTTGGACGAGATCGTCACCGCAAACAACCAGCTTACCACGACGGGCTACACCCCTCCCCCGGCGCACCTGAAAGGCATGGTGACCATGCCCAACGGCATGATCGCCGGGTTCACGGATAAGGAGGTGTACTTCTGCGAGCCCTACCGCCCGCATGCATGGCCTGTGGCGTACGCCCTGTCGGTGGACTTCCCCATCGTCGGCCTTGGCGTCATCGGGCAGTCGCTCGTGGTGTGCACGTCGTCAAGCCCGTATGTCATGACCGGCACGCGGCCCGATAACGTCGCATCGTCCAAGCTGTCGTCCATCGAGCCCTGCCTGTGCAAGGGCTCCATCGTGTCAACCGAGAACGGGGTCTACTACGCTTCACCGAGCGGACTGTGCCTTGTGCGGCCCGGTGCGCTTCAAGTTGTCACGAAGAACATCATAGATAAGCGTGCATGGCTGGAAAGTCTCGTTGTGAACCTGATCCGCGCCGGCTGGATTGGCGACGCTTATTACTGCTACGGACCCACGCGCGTTGGTGGCTTCGACAGCGGTGCGTTCGACAGCGGCGCGTTTGACATCCCCGGCCTGAGCGAGAACTTCGACGGAGCGCTGATCGATCCCACGGACCAGCGCGTTGCCTACACGGTCATGTCCGCTCCGCAGCCGATCCTGAACGTGACACAGGACGTGTGGTCGGGCGAGATCCTTGTGGTGCGCTCCGATGGGGTGTTCCTTGTGGACGTAACCGACGATGCGCCGTTCGGCACGTACCTCTGGAAGTCGAAGGTATGGCAGACGCCGCAGGCGAAGAACCTCGGCGTCATGCGCGTGATGTTCGAGACGCTGGCGGGCGCGCCCACGCTCAACCCGACGCCAAACGCTTCGCTCGTCCAGACGCTCGCCGCCGACCAGTACGGCCTTGTCCGGCTCTATGCCGATGGCGTGCACGTATTCACGCGAGAGATCCGCACGAGCGGCGAGATGATGAAGTTACCCAGTGGGTATAAGGCGAGCTTCTGGCAAGTCGAGATCGAGGCGCGAGTGCGCATCTTCTCGATTGAGTTGGGTTCGTCCGCGAAGGAGCTTAAGCAGATCTGATGGCCAACCCCAGAGCTTATCCGACGATCCCCGATCCGACCGTTGACGGCAACCTGCTTGAAACGGTCAGGACGCTCAAGCAGGCGGTGGAGATC